ACAAAACAATTTTCATAAGGTGATAGATCAAAATTAGTGTAGTCCTTTGTTCTATCATCATATATTATCTTTTTAAATATAGCAAGATCATTAGGTATTCTTTCTAACTCTCTTGTTTCTGTATCAAAGGTATGAAATCCTTTAGGACAATTATAATCTGACCACATAATTTGATATTGTGTACCTAGATAATAGATAAGACCGTCATCTGATTTTTTATGAAAGTGACCAGACATAACTTTTTCAAATCTTTTAAATTGTTCTTTGTCCAAACCGTGCATATTCATATGACCTTTGTGCATTTCAAAACCTTTTATTTCTAAATGACCAAAACATATAGCAGCCTCGGAGTGATCTATTGCGTGTATTGAATCTTCATAATTGTCATCACAAATCCAAGGTAAGAATAACATACGACAACCACCTATTTCTATTTCTTTAGGACCTGTGTATATCCAAGGTTCATTTACTCCATCAAAGGAAGTACATAGTTGTTCAATTGAATTAACTTTGTTTGTGTTTCTATAATAAGTATCGTGGTTACCTAATATAATATGTGTGTCTATCTTTAAATCCCATAGTCTTTTCCAAAACTTCTTTTGAAAATTATGAGCAGTATTAAAGTTAATAAATTTTCGTCTGTCAACGACATCACCTAAATGTATTAATGTGTCTATCTTGTTTTCTATAATGTATGGAAAAAACTTTTCATCATAGAAACGATTTTGATAGTCTATAAAAGCAGGTGAGTCATTACGACAACCGAAGTGTGTATCATTCAGTAGTGCGATTTTCATAACCCATAAAGTAGTCTAAACTGCTACTCTTTGTTTTCTTCTTCCTCTTTTTCTTTTTCTTTGCTAAATCATCAGCAATTTTTTGTTGTTCTTCAACTGGCATATTCTTTTTAAGAAATTCTGTAAACTGGTTCTTAAACTCTTTATCTTCACCTGGTTGCAAAGTCATATCATCATAATTAGATTCTGTTATAAGTCTATTCTTAATAGTTACTTGTTTTTTCTCTTTCTGTATTCTTCTTATGAAGGCGTAATATATAATTTGCGTGAAATATGCAAAGGGATTCTTTGATTTTCTAGGATTAAAATTGTCTAGGTATTGTAAGCAGTTTTCTATACCATCACTAATCATATCATCTCTAAAAGTATAATTAATAAAATTCGGTCTATAAGATAAGTGATTCGCTATCTTTAAAAAACAACTACCAATGTAATCTGTAACAGGCGGTTTCGGTTCCTTGTTTCTTTTTGCCTTGTTAACATTCCTTGTATATTCAGTCATTGCAGCTAAAAATTCTTTATTGTTTACATAATGTTCTTTTTTTGTAGTTTTTCTCATAAGTATAATATAACACCTTTCTATCAAAATGTCAATGTTTTAAGCAAATTTCGGTTACAATTTTTGCTATAAATCAGCATTGACTTTTTATCTTTTTTGTGTATAATGGAGCGTGTAGCGGGTTGCCGAGAAGAATAGCTAGAGTATATAATATAATATATAAATTAGTGTATAGTTTTGTTGCCTTCTTCATCATCAAAATCATCAAATATCTCACTTATCTTTTCGCTTTCAGCATCCGAAAATTTCTGTTGTCTATAATTTTGTTGTTTCATAGGAACAGGTTGCTTGTCATAGTTTTGTACAATATTACCATAACTAGCCATCATTTCAGTTGACGCATTTGTTATAGTCATAATCTTATTTTTGGGAATAGTAATTAATTTATCTGGAGTATAAGAACACCACTTTATTAAAGCGATATAATCTTTGAAACCTGTCATTGTCATTTGAGGAACATACTTAATTAGCAAAGGTTTTTGGATTCTTACTAATTGAGAGTTCTCTGGTAACTGATCTTTACCTGATGGTATAACAGTTACAACATCTTCTCCACTAACTAGTTTGATTATTTTAACGCCTGTAAGTGGTTGGGTTTGGTGCATTTATTTTAACTCCACATTATGGATTTCATATTCAAAATCCTCTTCGTTGTATATATTTATCCTTTCTCTAAAGTGAGAAAGAGTATAATTTTCTTTTTCATTGTGAGTTAAATCATCTGCTATATCATACAAAGTAGCATCCGAATCGTTATCTTTTAATCGTAATCCTCTACCAATTGATTGTAAGTTTCTTATTCTACTCTTACTAGGACTTGCGAAAACTATATTGTGTAAGTTTTTAATATTAATACCAGTAGAGAAAGTACCATAACTAGCAACTATAATTGCACCTTCAGATTTTTCAGTTATAAATCTAATCTTTTCTCTTTCTTCAGCTGCTACACCACCATAAACAAAGAATACTTGTTTGTCTGACTTTTCTTCTATAAGTTTTTTTAATTCCATACCGTGTTTTTCTACATACTGAAATAATACTAAACTATTACCTTGGAGTCCTGTAACTAAATTACGAATATATTTGTTTCTCTTTTCATTCTTTACTAGGTAATCCATTTCTTCTTGGTATGTTTTACCAAACATATCTTCTCTAACTTTCTTATCGTGTTGCAAAATTAAACAGAAAATTTTTAGATTAGCAAGTTGTTTCTTTTCTTGTAGTTCACTTGTAGATACTACTTTGTTTACCGTACCAAACAATCCTTCTAATACTAGTTTGTGTGTTTTAGTGCCATCTAAAGTACCAGTAAGTCCCACTCTATACTTACAATCTTCTAACTTTGTCATTATCTTTGTTAATGAAACTGCCTTAAATAAGTGTGCCTCATCTCCAAACACAGCACCAAATTGTTTAAACCATTTTTTAGGAAGATTATATATTGATTGCCAAGTAGATATAACTACTCTTTTATTAGTATCTTTATCGTGTCCTTGATATATTCTATGTACATTGCGATCACTATTATAACCATAGTCCTTAAAGTCTTTATATAATTGTTCCACTAAAGATGTTGTTGGTACTATAATTAATATCTTATCTTGTTTCTTTTCTTTTAATCTTAATAGATTGTATATCAACATTAGATATACTATTAATGATTTACCAGAGGCAGTAGGCGATAGCAATAAACATCTACTCTTTGTTATAGAGTGTACAAATGCCTCTCTTTGATAATCTCTTATTTCTAGTGGTACCTTTAATGCTTTTAAAAATCTCGTTACATCTTCGTCATTAACCGTAACATCTGTTATCTTTGTTCCGTCAACTATCTGTATATCATTTTTATTACACCAATCTACTATGTAAGGATATAGTCCTGCGTATATTTGACCAGTTGCATAACTGAATAATCTAATTTTACCGTCCCAAACTCTATTTCTATATTGGGGCATAAACTTAAATCCAGGCACCTCAAAGGTAAAGTATTCACCTAATTCTCTACGAATATCAGCGTCTGCTTCTATCTTTAAATAGACTTCGCTCTTCTTATCTATGATGAGGTATCTTGTAGTTGTCATTATTAAATAGCGCCACTAGTAAACTTTCTCCAGTCAATAGCGTTTTTAATAGTAAATGTTCTATTAGATATTTGTCTGATTGTTCTATCTAAAAAATCTACCGTAACTTCCAAGTATTTAACTTTTTGATATGCTTTTGTATAGTCTTCATCTGCTTCAATATATTTGTCAACATCTGACCTCATAATTTTTAGATTAAAAGGTTTCAATTGATAAACAGCAGGATCAGCTTTACCTGTATAATATTCCCACTTTTCTCTTTTAATTAATTTAAACTCATCTTCAGCACGAGTCAATAACAACTTAAACTTTGTTAAGTGTTTCATAAATTCGTTATGTAGTTGAGGTGTCCTTAATGATTCTAAATCTAATTCAGTATCATTGATTTTTAATTTTTGGTCTGCTAGTTCTTGTAGTTGTTCTAAATCCATAATATATTCATTCTATCACAAACTGACTAAAAAGTCAATGTTTATGATGTAGTTATTGTTGTTCTACTTGCGTTTGAGTTCGCAAAATCGTATAGTTTGTATTCAAAGGTTACAGTTGCCGTTAAGTAATCTGTATCAGTTGCTTGTTGATTGTATTGTAAAGAAGATAGAGAGATTGGAAAGCAATCATTAAATCTAACTTCAGTTACAGGATTGTTTTTACTTGTTAATATGTTAAGTGTTGCGTCTGAAAATACAGCACCTACATTGGGTGCATTGTATTTAACTCTTCCTGCGTCACCTTGTGAGCTGTTTTTAGATGTAGGAAATCTGTCTGAACCACCATCTAATAAATTTTTAAATTCTTCGTGTCCACCAGGAAAACCTATACCTCTTAACCAACCGTGTATCTCTTGGTAGTTTTCTAAATTTTCATCTACAAGAAATGTAACTGATAATGGTTCGTATCTTAACTTTTCACCAGGTAAAGGTATATCTCTAAATGGTGTAGGTTGTGAATAGTTATCTGATATACTTACACCAGGTAAATTTACCTGTGTACAAAAGTATTCTACTTTAGGAAGTTTAACAATACTAAATTTAAACTTTGTAGGATCAGCATAATCTTGTTTAGTAGGCTGTCTGCTAAATGAGTTTGTAGTAGTCATATATACTATTTATCTGTTTGCTTATCTACTTCTTCCCATTCTTTTTCAGTCGCCTTTTGTTCTAATTCCTTTTCAGTAGTCGTTAAAACACTATCTTTTTTAGCAGCTTCATCTAACTTTTTCTCTATGTTCTCTAAAGGACTTGGTTCCTTTTGTAAGTGTTTAAGACTTAATGCTAAGATTGTAATAAAGGCACCAATGATTAATATGCCTAGTAATTCTTTAAATGGGGTTTTCATATTTTTATTTATAAGGCCAAAAAAAAGGGCGCCGAAGCGCCCCTTTTCGTATTTTATTAATCGTTAAACAACGATCAACCAATATTACATTATGTTAGCAACTTGTACTCTTTGGTAGTATCTATTACTGTTTGCTGAACCAGCATTGTTAACAGCAGTAGCAGCACCTGATTGAGCACCTGTTTCTGCAAATGGGTTCGCAACTAAACCGTATCTAGTTTTGAAACCAATTTTTGGTTGGAAAGTATCTTGTCCAACTGCTCTAACCATTTGTAATGGCACATAAGGGCAGTAGAAAATACCAGCGTCATAAGGTGAAGTACCTTTGTAACCGACAACATAGTATTGTTTCGCAGCTGAGTTAGCTGAGTATGGATCAACATACACTTTATATCTTCCGTTTAGAGTACCAGCAAAAGTATTACCAGTATCGTCAACAGATAGATTGTTGTTTAATGCAGGAGTGTAATCTAAAACACCAGCCATTTGTAAAGCACTAGCAACATCAGCTGAACAGATAATCATATTACCTTTTCCTCTTCTTGTTCTTTGTGCAATTCTATTAGCATCTCTCTCTAATTGGAACATTAGTCCTTTGAATCTCTCAACTGACCATCTTCCGTTTGAGTCTGTGTCTAAATCAAAGATACCAGCTGTAGTTGTATTAACAGCAGCACCTTTTTCTGCATTGATATAAATTGTTCTAACAACTTCTCTATTGATTTCCGCAAGGATCTCAGCAGATAGGATGTTTGCCAATTCTGTTTCAGCGTCTAAACCGTGGATTGCTTTTAAGTCTTGTGCAAGTTCCATAGTGTATTCCGCTTTAAGAGCTCTACTTCTAGCAGTAACCGTAGATTTCTCAATTGAGAAAGCCATCTCAGCAAACTGATTTCCAGTAGCATCCCCTAGTGCTTCAGCACTAGCAGTTGTCATACCTTGACCTCTACTATAATCAGATGAACCAGCAGAAGCGTCATTTAATACGCCTGGGTTAGTTCCACCGTGATCTGTAGGTGTAGCAGTTCCAGAAGAATCTCCAGCAGCATTTCTGCTTGAGAAATCTGTATCTGCTTCATCAAATAAAGCTTCGTTTCCGACTTGTGAAGTATATCTACTTCTCATTGCAAAGATAAGACCAGTTGGTCCAGTCATTGGCTGAACACCAGCAATATCGTATGCGATAAGATTTGGCATAGCTCTTCTAACTAGTGAAATTAGGATTGGATCCCAATTTGCTACTGAAGAACCAGTAGAGTTTGTAGGCGCTGCTTCGTTTAAGAAACCAGCGTCTTCTTTCATAGCTCTTTCTTGGTTTTCCAAGATAGTAGCTGTAACGGCTCGTCTGTAAGAATCACTAACTTTTGGTAAGTCAGGGTGTTCTAGGACAGGCTGCCATTTTTTTTCGTATTGTTCTGATAAATACATTTGTTTTTATCTCCCTCTATATTAATTAGATAACTTAATATCTTTTGTTTTACTTATAGCGGCACTATAAGCAGCCATTGCATTAGTTAAATCCTGAGGTTGCTCAGCATTTGACTCTGCCGCCACATCATCTATCTCACTAGTTGATTCTTTTTTACCAAAATAACTCTCTTTAATAGTTGCTACTTTAGTTTTAAAATCTTCTTCGTTTGAATATTCAACTTCTTCGGCTAGTTTATTGAATTTTTCTTTTTGAGTTTCAGCTAAATCTTTAGACGCCTCATCTATGATGTCTTGTCTTTTGAAATTGCCGTTCTCTTTAGATAATTCAACATTCTTTTCTATTGATTCGTTAAGTTTTTTGTTTAACTCCTCAATTTTAGAAGATTGATCTTCTAATACATTATATTTTTCGTCTGGAACATCAATATAATGGTCTTCAAATAATTTTTTTAGACCACTAATAAAGTCCTCAGCGATTTCACCTTTGATTCCTCTTTCTAAAGCAAGTTCGTTTTCTTTCATCCACTCTTCCACTACATAAGCAAGGTAAGAGTCAACTTTTTCAACTAACTCATCTTTAGATTTAGAAGTTTCTTCGGTTAATTTCTTGTCGTAATCTGCCTGCATATCTTCAGCGATTTCTTTTACTTTAGATTTAATCGCAGCTTCAAATACAGTAGCAGCTTTTGTTTTAAATTCTTCAGATAATGAATCATCTCCAGCGACAAGAGCGTCAATGTGTTCTTTAACATCTATCTCTTTTTTCTTTTCATCTTCAGATTCAGACACATTAGCAGTTTTTTGGTCAACTTCTTTTTTTGCGTCTTTCTCTTTAGATACTTCACCAGCGTCTAAAGTTTCTTTGACTTCTTTGTCAGATTCTTTGTCTGCTGATTCTTCTTTTTTCTTATCAATTGCTTTTTGTAAAGCAGGTGGTAAGTCGCCTTCTTTGATTTCTTTATCTTCCGAGTCTTTGTCAGTTTCTTTAGCGCCTTCTTTTTTCAAAGTTGGCATTGGATCAGGTGCACCTTCTGATTTTTGAGGTGCTTGTCCAGAAACTTCTTTAACTTTTTTTGTTGCGTCAGGATTGCTGTCTGT